AGACGAGGCTTTATATAACTTCTATGAGCAAATGATAATCGGTGATACAGCTGATAATGTAAATTACTTTAAAGGCAAAGGGAAAAAGTATGCAGAGAAATATCTTGCAGACTGTAATACTAAATACCAATATACAAGAAAGATGCTGGAACTATTCCAAGAAAAGTATAAAGGTAAAGCACGTCAGAAGTATACTGAGTGCTATCACTTATTAAAATTAAGAACAGAATGAAGGATAAAAAAGATATTTGGAGAAAGATAAAAGGTAAGTGGGTTAATATAACAGAACTAAGTAGTCAAAATGATAAGGTTAAATTTATTCCTTGTGATGAAGAAAAACAGATAAACTATTATAGCAGAACAAATATAAGGTCTAAGATAGCACCAACAAGGGGAAATCCACCACCAAAAAAAAGAAAAATTAACGGAAGCAAAAGATAAAACAAAATGAGCAATTTTAACAGAAACGAAGTAAAGGCATATAACTTAGGTTATAGAGTAAATGAAAATGGAGAATTAATAGGATTAAAAGGTAAGCCAGTTGGTTCACATTCTGGAGGGTATTACAGAATAAAAATAAGAGAAAACGGAAAATTTATAAACTGCCTTTCACATAGGTTACAAGCCTATCAAAAATATGGTAACAAAATATATCAATCTGGTATTGTATGTAGACATTTAAACGGAGATAGCTTAGACAACTCAATAGATAATATAGAAATAGGAACTCAGTCAGATAATATGATGGATAGAAAACAAGCGGACAGAATAGCACACGCATCTCACGCATCATCATTTGCCAAAGTACATAACCATAATGATATAATATCATTCTATAATAAAGAAAAATCATACAGTAAAACTATGGATAAGTTTAACATTTCAAGCAAAGGAACTTTACACTATATAATAAATAAATAAAATGAGAGCAACCTATTTACATTACGAGAACGGTAAAGGCTATGACGTTATAGACTTTATAAAAGATTATCAGCTATCCTTTAACAAGGGGAATATAATTAAGTATATTTGCCGAAGCGGTAAGAAAGACGACGAGTTAAAAGACTTAGAGAAAGCAGCCGACTACTTAAGACGTGAGATAGAATACTTAAGAGAGCAGCAAGAGCAATGGATAGAAAAAAATAAATAGAATGAATAAAAAGAAACACACACAAATACAAAGAATACTGAGACTAGAAAATATAGTAACACAGCTCTATATAAAAGTAGACGCTTTAAAAACTATAATAGATAAACAACAAAGAGACGAGGAGCAAATAGAATTAGAACACCAAGAAAAAGTTAGAGGAGTACAAAACTAAAATAAAACTTATGTATATAAATATAGAACTAAAACCAACAGAAAGAAAAGACTACTATAAATTTTTAATAAACGGAGTTAAGCTTGGGGAATGGGAACGAAGCCAACTAAGACACTTAATAGAAACAATAGACAACAAAATATAATGAACTTAGATATAATAAAACAAGCGGTAAATAATAAATTCAATTTAGACATTACCTTAGACACAAGACAAAGAAACTACACATACGCAAAGAAAGTATTTTGTAAACTGGCTTATGAATCTGGAAGCACCTTTAGAGAAGTAGGAGAGACAATTAAAAAAAGTCATTGCAATATACTACACCACGTTAACAGCATAAACGTAATAAGCACAGAGGACAAAAAGAAACACGACGAAATAATAAAAGAGCTAGACTTAACTTTCTCAAGCCCCTTCTTTAATTCAGAACAAGACAAAATAAAAAAAGAGATAAAAAAAGCTGAAACAAAAAACACCATAAAAGAAATACAAGACGTTATAGACATATTAAGCGGCTGGGACATAGAAACAGTAGCAGAGTTTAAACAAACACGCTTAGACCCCTTTAACACATCATTGAAGCATAGGGTAAAGCCTAAGACTATAAAAGAAGTAAAAGGAGCATTACTAAACAATAGAGTTAAGAACCCTGTGCTATGCTAATAACAAACGAAGATAATATGGAACTAATGGCTAGGTATGAAGATAACTACTTCGACCTTGCTATTGTTGACCCGCCTTATGGGATAGGTGCTGATAAAGCACAAAACGCAGCAGCAGAAAGTAGAAAAAAAGCAAATGGTAAAAGTAAAGCTGGAAAAGGATGGAAAGAATACAAAGTATCTAATTGGGATAACGAAATACCAACAGATGAATATTTTAAAGAACTTTTTAGAGTAAGTAAGAAGCAAATTATATGGGGTGGAAACTATTTTCCTCTTATATGGAATTACTCTAATAGTTTTTTAATATGGAATAAGATGCAAAGGGATTTTAGTTTAGCAGATGGTGAGTTGGCTTGGTATTCTGAAACACAAAAAGCAATGAGAACTTTTGATTTTAGTAGAGGTGGTGCTTTAGCTTGTCATAATCTAGGATTTGATTTAACAGCTTGTGAACTTGATAAAGAGTATTACGATTCAGCTATAAAAAGAATAGACCAGCACAAGGCACAAATTAGAATGTTTTAATATGAAACTATACAAGGGAGATTGCTTAGAAGTAATGAAAGGAATAGAAGCAGGAAGCATAGACGCTATTATAACAGATCCGCCTTACGGTACTACAGCTTGCAAGTGGGATAGTGTAATTGACTTTGACTTAATGTGGGAACAACTGAATAGAATTATAAAACCAAACGGAGCTATTGTGTTGTTTGGTAGTGAGCCTTTTTCAAGTGCTTTAAGAATGAGTAATATTAAGAATTATAAATATGATTGGATTTGGGAAAAAGACAAGGCTGGAAATTTTGCTCTAGCTAATAGAATGCCAATGAAATATCACGAAATAATAAGCGTATTTTATAAAAAACAACCAACTTATAATAAACAAAGGATAGAGAGAAGTGAAGGAGGTAAAAAAAGAAATAAAACCTCAAACAACTTTAACAACAATAATGTTACGTCTATAATAAATGGCAACCTATCAAGTAAATCATTAGGAGAAGTTTTTTACCCAAAACTCAAAAACCCTTCCTCTGTATTAAAATACAATAAACAAGTAGGATTACACCCAACACAAAAACCAGTGCCATTAATGGAATACTTAATAAAAACGTACACTAACGAAAACGAAACAGTTTTAGATTTTACAATGGGTTCTGGAAGTACTGGCGTGGCTTGTGCAAATACTAAGAGAAACTTTATAGGTATTGAGATGGACGACAAATACTTTGAGATAGCAGAGCAAAGAATTAAAGAAGCAGGATTTAAACTATTCTAAAATAAATACAAAACGTTTATATATTAGTAGGTTGAATAAACAAGATATATCAAGATTTAAAACTATGAGTGAGAAACACGGAGGAGTAAGGAAAGGAGCAGGACGCCCAGCAAAAGCAGACGAAGTAAAACTAATTGAAAGATTAGATTCTATAATTGACAAAGACGAAGCTGTAGGTAAACTAGGAGAGTTAGTAACCAAAGGGGATATAAGAGCCTTACAGTTGTATTTAAGCTATCGTTATGGGAAACCTAAGGAAAGCATAGACCTTAACTCTTCGGAGGGCTTAAACATAAACTTTAGAGATTTAATTAAATTTGTAGACTAACCATTGATTGAAGTTAAAAAGAAATACCTGCCTATTGTAGGAGCAGACAGTAGGTACTATATTGTAAGTGGTGGGCGTGGTTCTGGGAAGTCTTTCTCAGTAAACGCCCTTTTAGTAATGCTAACCTATGAAGCAGGGCATACAATACTGTTTACACGTTATACGCTAACCTCAGCTTATATATCTATCATTCCAGAGTTTATAGACAAGCTCGAACAGTTTGGCTCTATACACGACTTTCACATTACTAAGGACGAGATACTAAATAAGAAGACTGGTAGTAAGATAATCTTTAGGGGTATAAAAACATCAAGCGGTGACCAAACAGCAAGCCTAAAATCTTTACAAGGTATTACAACTTGGGTAGTCGATGAGGCAGAAGAACTAACAGACGAGAATAAGTTTGACACTATAGACTTATCAGTAAGACAGCAAGGCAACCAAAACCGAGTTATACTAATATTAAACCCTACAACAAAAGAACATTTTATATACACTAGATTCTTTGAAGATAGAGGGGTTCAAGAAGGTAGCAATATAACCAAAGACAACACCACCTACATACATACTACTTATATGGATAATATAGAGAATTTATCCAAAAGCTATATAGACCAAATAGCACAAATGAGAGAGCGTAGACCAGAGAAGTATAAGCAGCAAATGTTAGGGTCTTGGCTAAACAAAGCTGAGGGGGTTATATTTGATAACTGGACAATAGGAGAATTTAAAAGAAGTAGTGTAAGTGTATGGGGTCAAGATTACGGATTCGCAGCAGACCCAAGTACCTTAGTCGAGTGTAACATAAACACCAGCACTAAAACAATATACCTAAAAGAATGTTTCTATTTACAAAGATTAACTACTTCACAAATAGCAGAGCTTAATTTAAAGCATTCTAAGGGCGGTTTAATAATTGGAGATAGTGCAGAGCCAAGACTACTAAGCGAGATAAAAGCCAAAGGGTGTAACGTCAAGCCAAGTATAAAAGGTCAAGGTAGTGTAACATACGGAATAAGCTTACTACAAGACTATGACTTAGTAGTAACTCCAGATTCTACTAACTTAATTAAAGAGCTTAATAACTACTGCTGGTTAGAGAAAAAGTCAAACACTCCTGTGGATAAATGGAATCATATAATAGACGCTATTAGATACGCTGTAGGATATCAATTACAGAACCCAAACAGAGGTAAGTATATTGTATCTTAGCTACTAAAATAAATTAAAAAAGTTTATATATTAATAAGTAAAAGAGTATGGAAGTAAATTTAAGAATACCTACAAGCCTAAACGAGATAACTCTAGGACAGTACCAAGAGTTTGTTAAGTTAGAACAAGAGCTAAAAGATAGTACAGAAGTTTCAATACAATTAAAGATGATTGAAATATTTTGTAGTGTACCTGAGGCTGTGGTGCGAAGTATGAAAGCTACAGACATAGCAGAGATATGCGAGATTATAAATACTATGTTTGACACCGATAGTCAGCTTATAAGTAAGTTCACTTTAAAGGGTGTAGATTATGGTTTTATTCCAGAGTTAGATAATATGAGCTTCGGAGAATATATGGACTTAGATACTTTCATAGGAGACAATGATAATTTACACAGAGCTTTGAACGTATTGTTTAGACCTATAAAGCTTAATAAGGGTAGTAGGTATATTATAGAAGACTATGAGCCTAACGATAGCGAAGTAGCAAAAGACTTTCCTTTAGATGTAGTACTTGGTGCTATTGTTTTTTTTTACACTTTAGGAAAGGACTTGTCGACAGTTATGCTGAACTCTTTGGACAAGAAGAACGAGAAGGATTTAGCACAGTATCTAATTTCACAGCAAAGTATGGATGGTTCAATTCACTCTATGCAATCGCTAACGGAGATATTACAAAGTTTGAAAATATCACTAAACTAAACGTACACGAGTGTTTAACATTCTTAGAATATACAAAAGAGAAAAACCAAATAGAAGCAGCACAGATAAAAAATAAATTTAACTAAAATGAGTAATACAGGCATAAGGGGTTTTTACCAACTAACAGAAACAATTAAGACACAGCTATTAGCAGACGTAAACGTTAACACTGTTACAACTGGGGATATATTCGACATAGACCTATCAAAGCAAAGCATCTTCCCTTTAAGTCATATTATAATAAACTCTATTACAACTCAAGAGCAGGTATTGGTATTTAACATTACTGTTATGTCTATGGATATTGTAGACGAGAGCAAAGAAAAAACAGAGGATATATTCAGAGGTAATAATAACGAGCAGGATGTTCTTAACACTCAGTTAGCAGTATTAAATAAATTAGTAATGATATTGCGTAAAGGGGATTTATATAGTGATAAGTTTCAGCTTCAAGGAGATGCTACCTTAGAACCTTTCTATGAGCGGTTTGATAACCGTTTAGCTGGGTTTGCTGCTACTATGGATATCTTAATTCACAATGATATAAGCATATGTTAGCAGACCAATTCTTAAGAGATGAGTTAAACAAGTTTGCTAAGTATGTTATACAACAAAGTAGGAGTAACTTAACTAAGGGTAAAAAGAACTCTTCTAAGGAGCTTTATAATTCTCTAGGCTATGACATAAGCGAAGCTTCTGGTAAGACTTCCTTAGGGTTTGATATGGCTGATTATGGTAAGTTTCAAGATAGGGGTGTTAGTGGTACTGAGAAAAAATATAATACACCTTATTCTTATACAACTAAAATGCCACCGCCTAAGGCTTTTGATAAATGGGTAGTAAGAAAAGGAATAGCACCAAGAGGTAAGGGTGGTAAGTTTGCGTCAAGAGAAGGAATTAAGTTTGCTATAGCTAGGTCTATTTACAAAAAAGGAATAAAGCCAAGTATGTTCTTTACAAAGCCTTTTGAAGCAGCTTTTAAGAGATTACCTGATGAGTTAGTAGAAGCTTATTCTATAGGGTTAGAGAAACAAATACAAGTAAACATAAACAAGAAATAAATGGCAACAAAGATTAATTTAAGAAGCCCTTACTATATAAAGGTATCTAAGACAGCTTTAACGTCTGTAGAACTTAAGCTATATATTTACACAGGTACATTCACAGCCAATGGTAGTGTAGCAGCAGGGACTTTAAGATATACAATTACTAAAAAACCCTTAGGCTCTAACGCCTATGTAGTGTTTGAGGTTAGTGAGCTTGTAAGAGACTATTTAGAAGTTGAGTTTAATGGGGATTATAATAGCGAAGCGGTTTGGCTTAATGCAATAGCAACTGTGACTGGTGGCTCTGGAAGTGAAACAGTAACTCCAGATAATACTAATGGCTTTGTAGGTCTTGATGGTTATGGATATTTTGAAGAAGGCGCAAACCCTACACTAAGCACAACAGCGTTACAAACTAATAAAACAATAATAGCTTTAGATGATAATTTATTTAGAGTTCCTGTTTTTGTTCCTGGAACGGAATCAGTTTCTTTATTGTATAAAGGGGAGGTTAAACAAGCTATTGACCTAAGCTCTGCTAGTGTGGATCAAACATCAGAGCAAATAAGATATATATCAGCAAATTCAACAAGTAGTGGCGATGTTAATTATGATTCTTTTGAAGAAAGGGTTTTAAATGATGGCGGCACTTTTGAAGGCAGTAGTTGTTTAAGTGAGTTTTTAGACAGTATATCTATTGATTTAATCGATGAAATATTTGTAGCTTCTAGTAGTGATGTGCAAGTGTTTAAAGTAAAAACATTAAATAAATGTTTATACACACCCATCAAAGTAACCTTTGTAAATAAGTTTGGAGCATTTCAAGACTTAATATTTTTTAAGAAGTCTATTGATAAAACAAGCGTAAAAGGAGAAAGCTACAAATCTTCAATCTTTGACTTAGCAACACTTACATATAAAATTTATCAGCACCAACTTACTCAGTTTATGGTTCAAGGCTCTGACAGTATTACAATGAATACTGGTTTTTTGCCTGAAGATTATAATCAAGTTATTGAGCAGCTAATGTTAAGCGAACAAGTGTGGGCTACATTTGTAACAGATACAGAAGAACTAATACGACCATTAGTTCCAAAGACAAAATCTTTCACACATAAAACACACTTAAACGATAAGCTAATAAATTATACAATCGATTTTGATATAGCTAATAATAAAATAAATAATATTAGATAGATGCAAACCATTGAGCTATATATTCAAGGGCAAAGATTAGATTTATTTGATGATGAATCTGTATCATTAAACCAAACTATTAAAAACGCTAGAGACGTTTCAAAGCTGTTTACTGACTTTACTCAGACCTTTAATGTGCCAGCATCTAAAACAAATAATAAGATATTTAAACACTACTATAATTTTGATATCGTTGGAGGTTTTGATGCAAGAATTAAAGTTGCTGGAACTATTGAGCTTAATAGCTTTCCGTTTAAAGATGGTAAAATAAAACTTGAGGGGGTCAGCTTAAAAGAAAATCAAGCTTACGCATATAAAATTACATTCTTTGGTAATACTGTAAACCTTAAAGACTTAGTAGGCGAAGACAAATTAAATCAATTAGTTAGTTTAAATGCCTTGAATTTAGATTACAATTCAACTACAATAAAATCAAAGCTACAACTAGACCCTTCCGTTTCTGGTAATGACATTATAACGCCTTTAATTACTTCAGGAGCTAGTGGAACATCATCAAGATTATATTATAATTCAGGCGCTACTGCAACAGCAGACGGAAATTTACATTATAATTCAGGCGGTGGCACAAATGCTAACGGAGTTTTATGGAGCGATTTAAAATATGCTATAAGAATACGAAAAATTGTGGAGGCTATTGGTACTCAATATGGTTTAACGTTTTCTAG